GGAAGATGCGGTACTCCGCCCAGTGATCGGGTTCGTCGTGGTCGAAGGCGCCGTCATGCAGGATAGAGCCGTTGTATCGCTTCCGCCCATACTTCTCGACCAGCTGCGCGTCACCCAGACCAGCGGCCGCGATTGCACGTCGCACCGCCGCAACCGTGCCCTTGTGTCGATGCACGTCGACAGAAGCCGCGATCACCGCCCGCTTGCGGTCGTCGGGCCAGCTCGTCTCCCAGTCATCGACGCCCAGCGCCCACGCCAGCCAAGGCAACAGTTCCGCGGGGCAGGTCGCGGGGTTCCAGAGCGGCCGCAGCGGCGCGCCAGCCGATACGATCCGCGCCGTCGCTTGCTCGATCTCAAGCTCGGCCTCGGTCGCATTGTCCGGAAGCAGGCTGTCGACCATTACAGCAAACCCCCATCGGTCAGGGTGATCGCCGTGCAGTAGCTCGCCTGCTCAAGGCTGATCGCGATGTTGCCGGTCGGCGATGCCAGATCGACTCGCGCCACGCCCGGCTGATGCAGGGCGGCGTAGATGCCCGACAGCGTGACATCGAGACCGAGGCGATGCTGTGCCGCTGCATAGGCCGCCGCCGCAGCCTCGGCGTTCGCAAGGATCGTCGCCGAATCCGGGCCCGGGTTGAACCTCAGTGTGGCGGTGATCGCATAATTGACGATCTCGGCTGATTGCACGCCGACGGTGTCGCAGAGCGGTCGCACATCCTCGGCCGAGAGCGCGGCATCGACTGCCGCCTGCAACGACGGGGATGCCGTGCCATCGCCGGTGCGCGAGAGGATTGAAACCAGCACATCGCCCGGCGCCGGACTGATCGCGCTCGCGTCCAGCACATCGCCGTCGGCTGAAAGCGCGTGGAAGATATAGGCCCCGGACGGTCCTGCCGTGCTGAACCCCTCGAGCGAAAGCTGAACCCGCCGCCGCAGGTCGGTATCGCTTTCCATCGTGGCGGGCACTGGCGGCAGCGCCTCCGGGTCACCGGGATCGATCACCAGACGGGTTACCCCGAAAAGCGCGGCCAGGTTTTCCAGATCCGTGCCGGTGGCATAGGCCAGCATGACCGATCGCGCAGCCTCATTGATCCGCTGGCGCAAGACGGTCTCACGGTAGGCGCAGACCTCGAGGATCTTGTAGGCCGGGTCGCTCTCCACCAAGGCGGTGAATTCCGGCCAGCGCACCTGCAGGTCGGCGATCATGGCAGCAAGGATCGTCTCGAAGTCGATCGTCTCGACGACACTCGGCGCGGGCACCTGCGAAAGATCAATGGCGGTATAGGTTCCGGCCATTACAGCACCTCAATCCCGTCTACGGTCACTGGCTCACCCGTCGGCGTGTAAACCCCCTCGAGAGACAGTTCCACCACGCCGGGCGACGGTTGGGTCGCCGTAACTTGCTGCACATCAATCCGGGGCTCCCATGTCACCAGCGCCGAAACCGTTTCGGCATAAAGGTCGACCAGCGTCTCGTCGTTCAGCGGTGCATCGACCAGTTCAGGCAGACGCGACCCATAGGCGCGCCGCATGACCCGCGTTCCGACACGGGTGGTCAGGATATCGCGGATGCTCTGCCGAAGGTGATCGATCCCCGACAGGGCCCGCCCGGTGGTCGCGCTGGTGCCAATCATGCGGCGAGGATGACGGGCGCGGCGGCGCCTATCCTCTGGCGGATTTTCAACCCACCGGCTGACCGGTGTTGCTGCCACCGGGGACAACGCCCGAATGAAGATGCGTCTCGAGGCTGATCCCGTTGGCTATCACATCGCCATTCACTGTGATGTTGCCCGGGGCCGAGATGTTGATCGCCCCACCTGCGACAGAAATTGACACCCCGCCGGGAAGATCGATCTGATACGTGCCGCCGTCACCGCTCGGTGGCGGGAAAGCACTGTTGGGCAGGCTGCCCATGATCACACCCTGCGCAGTGTCTCCCATGGGTGAGAAAACCACGACCTGTTCACCTGTCACGGGTGGCGACCAGACCCGGGCGCCACCAGCCCGACTGGTGGAGAACTGAAGCCACGCCGAGGCGGTCTCGCCCCCGAAGGTGACCTTGGCCCGGGCGTTCGCGGCATCGACCTCTGTGATCGTGCCATAGCGCACCACATTGGCGAGGCGGCGTTCCAGATCTGCCAGACCAAAGTCGCTCATGGCGCGCCCCCGACGATGGCCTGATACTCGCCTTCGCTTTCCTCTCCGACATCCGGGGCGAAAGACACCAGGACGTTGGAAGGGAAAGTGCCATCATCGTTCCAGATACTCTCTCCGATATGGATGATCTGCCGCCAGTCCACCCGCCAGACCTCGAACTCGTCGAGCCTCGGGTCGAAGTTATCCGGCTCGATCGCCGTGACCGTCGCGGGCTCGACCGGCAAGCCCCAGCGCTTCGATTTGATGTGCAGGGCCAAGGAAGCGGCCAGCTTTGGCGCAGCGCGCTTCACCGCGTCGGTGCGGAATCCCAGGATCACCAGCGCCTCGAAGTTCGCAATGACCGGCAACTGCTCGGTGCCGATGTCTTCAGTCGGCTCAAGGTCGACCAGCTGTACCAGACATGCGGGCAACGGCAGCGTCTTGCGGTCCTCTCGATAAGCCTCGACGGTGGCAAAGGTCGGGAAGGCCCCGGCGATCGAAGCCGTGATCGCGTCGATCAGCTGGTCGAGATCGATCTCGGTATCAGGTTGCGGCATCCTATTTCCCCACGCCAAAGACTGTCCGCGCCCGCAGGTCAGACATGAAGTTTTTCAGGAACACGTCGACCAGATCGGGAAACACATCATCCTCGAGGATCGGGTCGACCTGATCCTTGATGGGCACGGTCTGCTCCGAGATCGGGAAACGACCCTTTGCGGCGCGCTTGAAGATCGACCGCCTGCCCCTGACCCGGGCGACGAAAGCGCCGGGGTACTCGATCGAGCGGAAGGACGCGCCGCCGGCATACTCCCGCATCCTGCCCCTCATCTTCGAAACCGCGAAGTCGTTCAGGCCGACCCAGATCCCGATCTCGCCACCATCCTTGTTGATGCGCTGCCGCATCTGCTTCAGCCGTCGCCGGATATCGCCAGCGCGGCGCAGCTGCAGCTCAGGCACCACGGCCTTGCTGACCCTTACCCGCATCGCGCCCGCGGTGCGGCGCAAGGCGCGGTGCGCGGCTTTCTTCACGTCCTTCGTGCTTGGTTGCAGCTCGGCAATCACACGGTTCACATCTCGCAGATCAATATCGAGCGAGACGTCTGGCCGTGAGATGCGATACGACCAGCGCTCGGTCATCGGCCGCCCTGCCCGGGTCTAGGCGACAGCCGCAGCACCGCCATTCCGGTCCCGTCGACCTGAGGCGAGGCCATGACATCGAACTCGCGGCCATCGATCACCAACAGATCACCGCGCGCCACGCCCGCGAAATCACACTCGCGGCCAGTCACCTGTGGCGTGGTGGTGTCGAACGTATAGCCCGGCGCCCTTGACCGCCCGCCCTGGTCGCGCCCCCCGATCCCCGCATCCACCGACGGCTCATCGAAGATGCAGACCACGGCACGAATGACGCCGCCTGCAAGCCGAAGCTCGCAGGCGTGCGCGAAGTCATCGACCCGCAGGAACTGGCCAAGATCTTCCTTGAAGGGCACGACGTCAGCCGCCGTACTGCTTCCGGCCGACCAGAACGGCCGCGATGGTCGCGTCTGCGCTGGCCGAACAGGTGGCATACAGGCGCACGTCTGTTTTCAGGCCGTCGGCGTCGATCTCGATTTCCTTCGCACCGCCCCCCGCGTTGGTCAGCTGCTCGAAGGCCGCGCCCGGAACATCCTCGAAGGCATCAGCCCCATTGCGGTGCTGCATCTTGATGTCGATGGTTTCACCGGCAGCACCGGTCGCGCTATGCATCAGGATCACTTTGGCCCGCCCGTGAAACTCGGACAGGGTCACCGATGCCAAACCACCGGTTGCGTTCACAAGGGCCAGTGCCGCGACTTGCTTGATCGATCCGATCATTCCGCATCATCCTTCTTTGCCTTGGCGCCAGCGCCAGTTTTCTTTGCGGCGGCGGGCTCTACCGCGCCCCCATCAGCGCCGGTGTTTCCCTCGGTCACGCCTTCGGATTCGTCGGCCTCCGGAAGCGGCCCCT